TAATTTTATCGGGGGGGACAACAACTTCAGAGAATGGGAGAATTTTTTGAGTTGGAACTCCATTCTGCATTGTCCTCAATTGGAAGGTCATGGGAATCCCCATATCATCTTTAGTTTGGAAGAAAATATCACAACTTGTTAAAAAGACACCAGTTTCGTCATCAACTTGAAACGATTGTGCAAGAGGATCATAATATCCAACTTGAACTTGTTGACTTGATGTTCTAATAACAGTTGTTTTTGTTAATTGAAATCCCTGTGATCTTTTTACTTCCTTTGATTCTGCTTCCCTTTGTTGAGAGACTTTTGCATTTCTAGTCGAAATAATTTGCTCTTGAACTGTTTCTAAAGTTCCATTAGCACTATATTGATCTTCACCTACAGTATCCGCAGATTTTACATCATTAATTGAACTATTAGATATTGTGAAAGTTCTTGTACCCGTATTAAATCTAGGGTTGGTAGCAACATTAGGATTAGGAATAAAGAAACTACCAATCAAAGTAGCACCAAGATCAGAAACTAGACGAACATTAGTGATTGTTGCCTGAGCACCACTTGTTTCTCCGACTAAGAGCATTCCAGTCTCAGCATAACCATAAAATTCTCCTTGAGCCTGTTCTGATAGTGCAAATGTATCAACATTTAGAACAGTTGATGTTGAGGAATATGTTGATGGCAAAATTGTCGCATTTGCTGTCCCCTGCAGTTGAATCGTTCCAGGTGTGCCAGCATAAGTATCCAATCCAGTTGCTGCAACTTGAGAAAGATATGGATTGTTTATGAAAACAGATGTTGGGGCATTATATGGACCTTCTTTATGATTAGCTTGTGCTACTCTGAATCTAATAGATGGAATAGCTTTTTGATCTTCAATTTTTGCACTCCTAACTCTACCAACCACTCTCTCTCCAACACTAAACACTCCAGAAATCATTTGAATTTCCAAAAGTTTAGGAACACAATATTTGGTTACATTAACGCCATCAAAGAATGCATAAAGTTGTGTGAGTGGTTTTGTTTTCTTAACTACAAATTCTACGTTTCTAGAACGCATAAATTGAATAACTTCTCTACTTAGAACTCTGTCTCCCTGAGATTCATTTTCAAATTGTGGTTTTACTATTGTTCTAGTGCCTGTTCGTGATTGCGTGCCAATGTTTATCGTCTGAGTAAATTCGTCTTCATAATCTGTGATAGTTTGTGTCCCATACCTTGTTATTCTCCTACCTCTATTATCAGCCCACCCTTGCCAGGGAGGATTTGTAACTTGTGTTCTAATGTTCTTTACTACATTTTTCTCAGTTCCAGTCCAAGTTGTTTCCCAAGCATTCCATACAATAGGACTCATTCCAGTTTGTGGATCAACCCCCTCTGTTTTAGAGAGTCTTGCCATTGTTTCTGCATAATTTCCTTCAACACTAATAATTTTTGCTTCCATTCTAGCAGTATCAACCCAAGTATCACTTTCTGGAGTAAGTGCTACACTTGCCTGCCAAAAACTGACCATAAATGGGGTTACACTTTCTGTGCGTGTTGCGAATGTTTGTTTTAACCATTCTTTTTCGGTATAGTCTAATGTGATAATGTCTAAAGATTTTTTAACATTAGTTCCTTCAGGTGCAAGATATCTACGATCTGATGTAGGACTAACGTTTTCAACAGGTCCTACCATCAAATCTATTAAATTTGTATAATGACGTGCTCTTAATTCTTGACTTTGTACGTCAATGCTATTATTAATTGGACGTGTCTCATCTTGAGGAACAAATGTGGTAAAGTTATCAACAAAGAATCCAGATTTAAATTTGTTTAATCCTTCTTGATCAGGAATAAAAAGATTTTCAGTTTTTTGTTCCAGCAAACTAAGAGATGTATAATATTCTAAATTTTTAATTCTAGTTTCAAGTTCTCGAATATCTTGCATTCGATAACGTTTGTTGTTTAAGAAACCAATTTCTGCTTGGTTCGTATTTAACAAATATGCTGGAAGAGTTACCGTAGCCAACTCTAAAGCATCATCAATGGGCACTGGTTTTTCAGGATTCTCAGATGGTTCTCCATACTGAACTTGAAAAACGCCAGTTTTGGTTGCAAAAATAGAATCTTTTCTTCCCAAATAATATGAATAGTTTGTCACAATAGATTCATCAGAAGCTAGGATATTTGTAGCTGAATTTCCAGATCCATCAAATCTTCTGCCAAAGAATTCTAATGGAGATCTTGCATTAAGTTGAACCGTGTAATCTGATACTTTTGGACGAATATCGATAATATCTGTATTGCGATACCCATTAACAATCTGAATGTCTCTTTTATAATCAAAACTGTTATAGGAGTTTTTAGTTAAAATATCTCCAGTGTCTGAAGCTTCAAAATATCCATTTGCAAAATAAATTTTTAATTGTTTTAATGGCTCTTTAAAGTTTTTCTTCCTACGTAAGAAAGAATAGTCGTAAAATGATCCTTGCTGATTATTATTAAAAGTAAATGCCGAAGTTACATTTTTGCTTGTGGTTGTCAGAACTGCAACCGTACCCTCAATCTTAGATTCCTCAAATTTAATAAACTCTCCTTCTTTAAATGGAACAGTATTTTCAGGAATATAAGTGATTTGAGAATCACTTATTCTTTCTGCATATATTGCAGCAGCTCCAGAATCTGCACCAACAATTCTCTCACCAACAATTAAATCTGATGTTTTTCCTGTTGGACCGTTCAATGCAGAAATTGTAATTTTAGGAGCCGAGGCGGTGCCAGTATCAGTTGATTCGTATATTGCATAAAGTCTGACAACATCAGCAAAATTTAAAGAAATATCTTCATCTTGAACTCTAGTTCCATATGGATAATTTCCATAAATCAGTCCATCATTTAGTGTTGTAGCTCCAATTCCAGATCCTTGAATTTTTGATTTATCGACAACAATAGTATTTACTCTATTCAGTCTTTTAACTTTTGCTGTTGGTTTGATTTTTTTCAGTGTTGCTACTAAAGTAGCTCCAGTGTCATTAGAACCAAGATTATTAATTTGTAAAATTGTATTTCCAGATGAATAAGAAAATTTATCCGATGTTAAAACTTCTGTTTTTCCACCTGATCTTATAAGAGTATATCTTTCCTCATCAAAATTTAAGAAAGTTTCGTTTGTTCCTGCAACAAGAGCAGAAGACAATTGATTTCCTGAGATATTGACAGTATATGCTCTTCTAATATTAATAGATGCATCAGTTAAATCCACATCAGATATTAAATTGCGAGGCATTGGAGTGTAGAGTGTATCATCCTCAGACGTATTTACTGAGGTTTTAAGCACCTTTAAATCAGTGACACTTAGATTACTCCCTACTGGAAGTTTTCCTTGTGCCACCCCAATGACAGTTGCAACACCAACAACCTCAATTGAAGTAGTAGCAACACTTACTACTCTAGCAAAATTTGGTTCTGGATTTCCACTAGTATCATTGAATTGAATAATATCATCAACTTTAACTATTTTTCCGGGAAAAATTGGATTTGTGCTCCTAACTACACTTCTGCCACTAGAAGCATTATATGGGGTAATAGTTGCTATTCCGATGTTTGCAAATTGGGTCTGAATGGTATCAGCACTGAATGTTTTAGCAGATCCGACTTCTGCTAAATCTGGTCCCCCATAAACTGCTTTTACATCTGAAAGTCCATACGTTGTAACAGCAGTTGCTACGCGAGTATTTTCAATCCCATTAAAAATAAATGGTTCATTTGTTAAAAATTGTCCAGAGATTTCATAAACTGTTAAAGCAGTCCCTGCAGAAACAGACGATCTTAAAAATCCTGTTGTCCCACTATACTTACCTTTGATAAATGATGGAACAGGTAAAGTAATTGGTTCATTTATTGTAATTCTAGTAAAAAGTTGCACATCATATAAAGAAATATCCCACTGATTAATATCTGGATTAGCAACGGTATATGATCCAGATTCTAAAGCAAAATCATATACCCTAGCAACACCAATTTCAATTCCAGGAGAAGAAAGACTATTAACACCGACTCTTTGATTTCTTAAACTTACAATATAAGTGTTACCTAATCCAACAATTGGAGATCCAGTGATATTATTCAGTCTTAGTAAAGACCCTGTGGTGTAATTAATTGCTTGATTATTTAAAGTCCTTGATGTTCTTGGTTTAGGAACATCAAGATATGTTGCATTAAGAGTTTCTATCTCATAACCTTTTACAAATGCTTTTCCTGGAGAAAGAACATAATTGACTAAATCTTCGCTTGCTGGAGAACCGCCATAGGTAAATTCTCCCTCATTGTAAATGCCATTATTTCCAATTCTGTTATTTAAAGTTTCACGAATAGTGACATCAAATGGCGATACAGTATAATCTCCCGATTCTGCAAATGTTCTTCTAGCTAATTCATCTGCAATAACACTGTATTGAGTATTTTTAACCTGAGATCTTAACTGACCCTCACTAACAATTGCGAGTTCTACAAAATTCGAATCATTAAAGTCGTCTATTGGCTTTGCAAACAATGATAAAGAAATTTTAAGACGATCTGCTCCTGGGGCGGCATAGTTATTAAATCCCTTTGAATTATCAGTGAGTGTTTCATCTTCGTCTGCATTAATAATTTCTTCTTGGATTCGAAGACCAACACGAACACTAGGAGTGTTTGAATACTGACTTAAAATAATAGTCTCATCAAAAACATCAACAAAATATCCTCTGACAAAATATACACCATTAACAATAGAAAAAGCAGCTCCAGTGGCAGTTGCATTTTCTGCTATTAATGAGGCAAATGCTTCACCAGCAGGAATAAATGGATTATTTAACGGTCCAGTGATAATATCAACGTCTGCCGTTAATAACTCACCATCGCTAAAATTTTTCTGATCGTCTTGTGATCCTGTCGATAGATATGAAATATACAGAGTAAGATTTCCTCTTTCAGAATCTTCTGATAATAAAATTTTTGATACAATTGCTGTAACACCAGAAGAAAGTCCGATAATTCTTCTATTGATTAATTGATCCGCATAATACGATACTGGAATTCCCAAATGGGTATTATTTAATTGTATGCAAAAATACTCTTGCGAATACGCAGTGTTTCCAGGAATAACTTTTGCACCTTCTTTAAAGAAGTGTTGTCCAAACTTTTCAATCTGATTTTGGAGAATGGATTGAAGTCCTGTTAATTCTCTTGCTTGTACAGGATATCCTGGTTTAAAAAGAACTTTATAATAATTATCTCCAGGGTCAAAATCATCAAAATATGGAGAGACATTGAGATTTGTGAATTGGGTCATAGTTAGTTAGAACTGCAATATAATTTTGATGTCTTCCTTTTGACTAGAAGATCTCTTGATGGCGGGTCTATTATCAACATATATGATATTTCCAGAGTATTTTTTAACTTCTGGATTAGACAATCCATTTGTAAAATTTTGACCAAGATAATATGTTCTATTATTTATTGAGGTAGTAAACCCACTAAAGCTTGTGCTAATAGAGAGATTGATAGATCCCCCTACAATTGTCAAATTGCCACCCGAAGTTGGTGATGATGAGAATCTTGTTAAATTATATCCATACTGTGGGTCTGTTTGTGCTGTTCCAACAGTATTAAAACCAGCAAGAGTTCTATCTTGCCAATATTTCAAAACAC